ATGGCGGTCATCATGCTGGTTGAGGACGAGCTTCTCATCGCTATGGACCTGTATGAAATGCTCGAGCAACTTGGGCATGAGGTCGATGGCCCCTACATGACAGTGGCCCAAGCCGAAGATGCTCTTAGGAGCGACCTGCCCGATATTGCGCTTCTAGACGCTCAACTGCGGGACAAAGAGGTGGATGAGGTTGCACGCCGGCTTCATGAAGCAGGGGTACCCATCGTGTTTCACTCCGGTCATGTTCGCGAAGTCGAATACACGAAACGGTATCCGGGATCACGGTTTTGCCCAAAACCTGCAAGCCCCACCGACATCGTAAAGGCTGTCAACCAACAGCTAGACCTGTCGAAAAGTCGGCTTGATGTGACCTAGGGTAAGCTACACCTTGGGACTATACTAGTAATTGCCATTTCTTCGTCATGAACGTGGTAGGTACGAGTGAGGGGTCAGGGTGCACTCTGACCCTTTTTCGACGGCTTTCATCTGCTTCTGATTGGCACAGAGGAACCTGCTTAGCGCCGGGCTATGGAGCTAAGTCCCTGTGGGAAAAGGGGCGGAGCCGATCGAATGAGAGGCCGAGGACGGCGATCAGTCGCGCTCCCGCGCCGGCATTTTGGCGGCAATCAGCGATGTCAGTTCTCAAACAACAGGGCCTGACTCGCAGCACATCACGAACCAACCGAACGACCTGGTCCTTAGCGGCATTTGCCCACGGTTCCCGGATCATAGACTTGACCATTTCGAAGCCGATCCCGGACGCGATCCCGCCGACATCGCGCTCGACTCAATGACGATGTTCGCGCTGCCACCGCGACGCTTGGTAAGGACGTACGCCCATGCCTCGAGTTGCCACAGCCCCTTAATGACCTGCGGCATAGCGGATGCTGATCGCCCCCTGTGCTACCGCGCCGTGACGAACAAGCTCGCCGACCGATCCATCTGGCGTCCTGCAGCCGTGGTGATGCGCGAGGTGAGCTCGTAGGTCTCGCCGACTTCGCCGCCGGAAAGCCAAGCAATGGCAAGGGGGCCGGAGTGCTCGGACCGGACGAAAGTCAAGCCCGCCGGCACGAGCCACTCCGCCGAGGCAATCGTGTCGCCCTCCAGCAACCTCGACCAGTCGATGGCATAGTCGAGTACGTCGTCCGGGTCTTTGTCGGCCCACCGTGACATGTGATCCTCCGATCGGATGAGGCGCGGCTCGGGCGCCAAGGTGACGACCCGCCGCTCGAACGGCATCACGGCGATACGAGCCGGGGCCGGCGGGATGTAGAGCGCGACGACCAGGCGCGGCCGCGAAACTCTTGCGGCAACGTCGAGGTGGAGCGTCGAGAGCGCGGTTTGGGTGTCCAATGCAGCGCGGCCGAGCACCGGCACGGCGACGATGATGCGCGACGCAAGATCGGCGACGGCGCGAACGGCCGGGCGATCAACATCGGCGACCGCCATCAGGCCAAGCGGCCCGGCGCTGACGCCGCCGCCGAGCGCGGGCGGCGCAAGGATCGGATCAGCATGCAGCGATGCGGGGGTCAGGTGCGTCTCGGCGGTGAGCGCGGCGAGGGCGATCTCGGCGGCGCTGACCAGATCGGACGGAGCCAGGGCCGCGGCCGTCTGCAGGCGGGCCTTGCCCAGCTGCGGCTGGGTGGTGATCGCGCCGGGCGGCAAACGCGTGCCCGATTGGAGCACGGGCCGCCCCAGGACCGGAGCGCGGATCAGCCCCTCGGGGGTCAAGCTGGTGGCCGCGGGCAGACCGGTTCGCCCCAAGCTCGGAGTGGAGCGCAGCCCCAGCGGCGCGGCGCCCCCCTCGACGGCATTGGCCCCCGGCGGCACGTCGGCGGCGTCCAGGGCCACGCCGTCGTTCTCGACCACGAAGTTGCGGGCATGGCCGGAGCTGTCCTCGCCCGGGTCAGAAGGGTTCTGTCCGTCGATCCGGTAGAACACCGCGCTCTGGGCGGCGGCCGGCAGGTCGCGCCAATTGCCAGTGGCCGGGTCGCGATTCAGCGCGTCGACCTCGACCACCCCCTTGAGGACACAGAAATCGAAAATCGCGCCGATCCAGCCGTCATCGGTGTCGGGCCCGACCTCGAGATTGCCAAGAAGACCATGTGCCCCGCTGGCGTCGAGGCCGGTGAGCGTGGCCGCCTCCGAGGTTTCATAGACGCCGTTGACGTAGCAGCGGCAGTCGTGGTCGCCGGCGAGGTTCTCCCCGAACTGGTAGACGACATGGTCCCAGCCGCCATCGGTGCAGCCCACAGTGGTGTCCATGGGTGAGCCGTTGACCTTGGCCTTCAGCTGCTCAGTCGTGGACTGGCTGTAGATCTGCAAGGCACGGGTGCCGCTGGTCCAGAGCGTGTCCCAAGATGGCCCGCCGCTCGCGCTGCGCTTCCAGAACGACACCGTGAGGTCGGTGCCGGAGAAGGCCAACGCGGTGGCGGAGTGCATTCCGGTGGCCGCGGCAGCGGAAGCACTGACGAGGGCGCGCCGGGTCGACATGCTCAGGCCCCGACGGCCTCAAAGGCGGTGAGCAGCTCGGACAGGCTCGGGTCGGCCCGCAGCGCGTCGCCGCTGGTCGCGGGCATCGTATTGGTGCGCTCGATAACCTTAGCGGCGACACCGTCGACGACGACCTCGGCCACCCGAAGCAGGTCGGCCCCGGTCAGGCTTGCAAGATGGTCGTCCAGCGCGGCGTGCCAGGCCGCGGCCTTCACTTCGATGTCCTGCACCAGCGCCTGGAAGGTGGCTAGATCGGCCGGCCCGCCCATGTCGGCCATCAGCCTCTCGGCCGGCACCGGGGCCTTGTTGCCTTCGGAGATCGCCGCGTAGCTGGCCAGCTTGGCGTTGCGCAGCGCGAACTGGATGCGGTCCAGCTGCGCCAACGGCAGGGGGCCGGTACCCCCCTGCACGTCGCGGATCGCCGCAGCCGCGGCCAGGACCGTGGCGGAGAGGCGGCTCATCGCCGCCGGGAACTGGGACAGGCTCATGCCGCCCTCCTCCTAGGTTTGGGGTCAGGCGCTGACCGCGTCGGGGAAGCCGATCGCCAGCGGGTCGATCGTCACGGCATCGCCGGCGTTCACCGCCTTCGAGGCCGCCAGCGCGTTGGTCGCCAGCAACCGCGAATTGGTGTCGTCGACGATCGCGTAATGCGTGGCGGTGCCGCCCGTGGCGTAGGTCGCGCCCGCCTGCGGGGTGCAGGTCACCTCGCGCCCCCCGGCCGCACGATCGGCGATCGCGCCGGCGGTGACGGAGGTCGAGCCGAGGGAAGCGCCAGCGACCGCGGCAAAGCTCGCGGGCTCGCTCGAGCAGGCGTGGATGGTCTGGGCGTTGAGCCGGAGCTCCTCCAGTCCTTTGTCGAGAACGTCGTCGTGCAGATAGGCCATGGAGTTTCCTCTGGTCAGGGTGCGGGAGGCTCGGAGGGCGAGCTGGCGGACGATTGACAAGCGAGGTGAGTTGCTTGTCATCGGCATGGGTCAGCCCGGCTCTTCGCCGGGCCGTGGTGTCAGTCCTGCGTGGGGCAAGGGCCCGGACAGCGATCGAGCGAGAGGACGCGGGCGGGCATCAGCCGCGGCCCCCGCCGATCTTCGCAGTCGCGCGGATCCGCCCGATGATCGCCAGGATGCCGCCCACGCCCGAGGCGATCTCCGCCGCATGCTGGCCCAGCGAGACCTGGTCGGCAGGCGAGACAGCCACGCCCCAGATGATCTGTACCAAGGCCGCGACGACGGCGGCGAGGCCGCCCCAGATGGTCAAGGACTGCAGGGCGGATTTGTAGTTGGTCATGGTCATGCTCCTTTCTGAGCGGGGTCGAAATCGGGGAGGTCGACGGTCTGCCCGGCGAGCGCATGGGTGCAGTCGCCGAGGAACTGGATGCGGCCGTCGCGCACGAAGCTGTGGCAGGTCGAGAGGTTCACGTCCGGCCGGTCCGGGTCGGGCGTGTTCACCAGCACCGAGGGCGAGAAGGTTGGCGTGTCGGCATCGCCATTCCAATTCCAGAAGGGGCGCCCCTGCCCTTCGACCCTCACGACATGCATCGTGCCGCAGCCGGGACACATGAAACCGACCCGGCCGCCCCGAAGGCCGCGGAGCTTGCTGCCGAGCTGCATGGTCAGCGCCCGATCCTGTCGGTGATCCGTTCGCGGATCTCGGACAGGCGAGTCTTGAGCACGGCGGGGTCGCTCGGCGTCGAGGCCAGCGCAGCCGTCGCGCGATCTCGCACCTCGGCCAGCCGCCAGCGCAGCACCTGCACGTCCATCGGCGCGGCTTCGGGTGCGGCCTCGGCCCGCATCACATGGTCCCACCACGCGGACGCCAAGAAGCCCGGACACTGGGTTGCCGCCGCGGGCATCTCCCGGTGGCCGCGCACCACGGCGCCGGGGAAGCGCTTGAGCAGCTCGCGGATCAGCGCGATCATCGCCTCGATCTGCTCGGGGGTCCGGCTGTCGAAGCCGGTGTTGGGCGCGGACGCGCGGACGCCGCCCTCGTAGCAGACCCCGATCGAAGACGCGTTCTCGCCTTGGCTGTGGGCACCAACCTCGAAGCGGCCCGGGTGCGACAGGTCGCGCCCAGTCTCGACAGTGCCGTCGCGGCGGATGAAGTAGTGGTAGCCGATCTCGTTGAAGCCGCGCGCCCGGTGCATCGCGTCGATGTCGGTGGCGGTGTAGCTCTTCTCGATCGGCGTGGCCGAGTAGTGGATGACGATGGTCGTGACGCGTCTGTCGGGCAGGTAGGACATGACGATCTCCCATGGCTGGAGAGCCCGCAGGCGGGCCGGTGATCAGAAATTCGAGAAGGTCCGGGTCAGCCGCTGACGCGCAGCGGGAACCAGGGCGTCCAGCGCGGGATCGGCTCGTTGCGGCCCGGGCAGGTCGGGTAGAGCACCCTGACGCGGAACTGATGCGCGCCGTCGGGGATGAAGCTCGGGATCTCGAGCGGCACGGTGAATGACGTCTCGGAGCGGGTCAGCTCGACCACGTCCCACCTGGCTCCAAAGCTGATCTGGTAAATCCGGCCATCATCGAGGCGAAGCGAAGGCACGACCGATGACGGCCGGCCGCACTCCTCGCCGTAGGGCGTGCGCGATCCGGCCAGGACATACCGGCAGTTGCCCGGCCGGCAATCGCCGATCTGGAAGCTCGCGCCTTCGTTCCAGTCCACGACGCTCGGCGCCGGCATGAACTCCTCGACCCAGCTCAGCCGCGTCGCCAGGTCGGAAATGCCAAGGAAGGCTTGGGCGGCCGGCCGGATTCCGGGCCCAAGGAAATGCGTCCAGATCATCAGCGCGGTGCCCGCCGCCATGCCGATGGTCTGGAACACCTTCCAGATCCAGAGCCAGTGGTCCGTCCGCTCGCGCAGCGTGGTCTTCTTCTCGTGCGTCAACGCCACCTCCAGAGGCTTACAGCTGCCCACATGACCAGCAGTCGCCAGCCCCCTACCCCGTCGGCCCGCAGCGCCTCGGCGAACTCGGCGCCGGCCGTCAGCCGCGACCAGCCGAGGTGATGCAGCGCCTCGTCGTGCAGAGCTGCGGCCTTGCGGAAGCGCGGGTCGTGCGGGCTGAACAGGCAGCGCGCCAGCCGCGGCACCGAGACGTCGAAGACGCGACCCGCGGGCACCTCGAGCCACAAGCCGGAGCCGACGCGCCCGACCTCCCATCGCACGGGCGCGACCACGCGATAACAGATGCCGTGGATGCGCTCGGCCCACCGGCCGGAGTTGGTGTAGACGCTCATGGCCAGTAGGGCCCGTCGATCCAGTCTTCGGGCAGAGGGGTCATGTTCTTCAGGCTCACCCCGGCGAAGACATAGGCCCGCTCATACGCCCCCGCGGCCCGGCAGAAGGCAAAGCATTCATGCGCGTCCATCGGCGTCACGCTATTGTCGGCAGCGATCCAGCCGAAGGGCTGGTCCGGGTCGCACCAGTGAAGGTCCCCGGGCACGGCGCCGTCGTCGATCGCCTGCTTGGCCTCGACCGACTGGCCGCTCATCCGGAGTTTCGACGTCTCGTCGTACTGGTAGGCGACACCGCGCCAGGTGAACCCAACCTCGATCTTCCAGTCGCGTACTGTGTTCACGAGCTCGCGCTTCAGCCCTTCTGTCAGCGAAGGCAGGTCCAGCTCCCGCAAGGGCGTGAGGCGCGGCAGGATCGGCGCGTAGGGCGACGCCAGATCCTCCGGAAAGCGACGCAAAGCAATACGGTAGAACCGCCATTCCGCGCGCTGCTCCGGGGTGAGCTCCGCGCCCTCGATCCAGTCGCTCGCCTTCAGGAGGGCGTCGCGCTCGCGCCGCACGATGTCCCATTCCTGGCTCTCGTGGTTGTCATGCTCGGAGATGAGCGCGCGGGTCTGACCCGGCTCGACGAAGCCGTCGACCTGATCCTCTGAGGCGAGGATCACGTTCGCCTCGGAGCCGTCTGCGTTCAGGATCCGCCACTTCATTTCAGGTTCCCCGCGCCATAGTAGATCACCGCGATCAGGCCGTGACCGCCGGCACCGCCCCGGGCGTCGCCGCTACCGCCGCCGCCCTTGACCGCGCCGCCGCCGCCGCAACCCCGCGCGCCGTTCTGCGCGGCGACCAGACTGTTGCCGGCCGTCGCGAAGCCATCACCGCCCTCGAAGGTGTCGTAGCCGTGCAGGGGAAAGCCGGTGACTTCGGTGCCGGTCGGGAACCAGTTGGGGATGCAGCGTCCACCGTCGAGATGGCTGAACTGCTGCCACGCCGTGACGCTCCCGGCGTTTACGACACCCCCAAGAGCGAACTGACACGCCCCACCACCGGACGCCCCGTGGCGGTCGCCGGAGGGGATCGCCACGTTGCCGCCCTTGCCGCCGGTGTAGTTGTAGAGGCCCCCGGAACCTGCGCCGCCCTCGCCCCCGACAACGGTGTTTCGGTTCGACGCATCCGCGAGGCCCCCCTTGCCGCCATAGGCGTGGAAGGACACCCCGTGGTTCTGGAACAGCGAGTTTCCGCCATCCGTCCCCTTCACGCCGCTCGTACCCGAGCTGGAGAAGTTGTAGGCTCCGGCCCCGCCACCACCGATGATCGCCTTGTAGCGATGCGCCGTGCTGATGTTCGGGATGAAGCCAATGACGGTGCCGCCTGCGCCACCGCCGCAGGCCAAGCTGATGTCGTTCGTATCGGCGCAGGCCCCGCCGCCGCCACCGCCGCCGATCACGATGACCTGCGCCAGACCGTTCATTGAGGGTGCGAAATCGTTGTCGGAGGTGGTGATCCAGTCGACATGCAGCGGGTAGAGCGGAACCTGAAGGACGCCGTTCGCGAACAGGTCCAGTGTCAGCGTGTCGGTGTCGATCTCGTTCGCGGTCATCGAGCGCGCCCGCACATGGCGCGCGGTCACCGCGTCGGTCAGGATGCCGTTCTCACCGATCACCGTTTGCGGGCCCGGCGACCATTTCGAGAGCGGCGCGTTCGGCCCGGTCGTCTCGGCCAAGAACGGCTTGTGGATGAACAGGTAGTCCCGCGCCGACCCCGTGGTCTCGTAGATCCGGACGAAGGGACGCACGAAGGCGGCGTTAGCGTTCACGTCGCCCGGACGGCGCACGAAGCCATACCGCGTCCAGACGTCCGGGTTGGACGAGATCGACTGGTCACCCGCGCCGATCAGGTAGGTGTGTGCGCCGACTTGGGTGCCCACGCTGTTGTAATAGACGAGCAGGAGCTCGGACTTCACCCGGTGGTGCGACAGCTGGACCGAGAACTCGTAGTAGGCATCCGGGTCGATCGAATAGCCCTGCTTCGGCCCGGCGTTGATGTTCGGCGGGACGAGCTGCATCTCGAGATAGCCGTTCGAGGTGGCCGCCCCGGTCGTGCTCAGCTCGTAGGTCGGGTAGTCGAAGCCCGCCCACGAGCCGTTGCGAAGTCCCATGTACTCGCGCTGCGACCAGATGGTGCCGGTGCCGCTGTAGAACCACCCGAGATCATCCATCGCGAGGTCGGAGTTGATAATCTTGTTCGCGCCGACGCCGACCTCGAGCTTCTCGGTCGTGACCGCCCTCGACTTCAGATGCGGCGTGTCCACGCCTTCCGGCGAGATGGTGGTCTCGTCCGCCATCTTGTCGATCTTGATGTAGTCTATTTGGACCACGCCCGGGAGGTCGGCGTAGTTGACGATGAACATCGGCGCGAAGGCGCGAACGTTGACGTTCAACCCCGAAGGGTCACTCGGATCCCACGCGTTCGTCGCAATGACCCCGTGCCCTTTGAAATAGCCGACATAGGTCGTCCACACGTTGAGGGCGGGGGTGACGCCGGATGCCGCGACATAGTGCGACGAAGACAGCGTGTTTGCGCCGGAGGTGTTGCACAGGTTGCCGAAGCGATCGAACCCGGCGATCCCGAAATAGCAGGCCCCGCTGCCCGCCGTGCGAACGAAGCGCACCTCGATCCGGTAGAGCGCGTCCGGATCGAATGGGATCTTGGTCCCATGGTAGGCCCAGATTTCGTCGTTGCCCGAGTTGTTGCCGACAGCGAGGGACTGCCCGCCCGATTTCGAGCCGCTATCCGTGATGACGCTCGCCGCAGACGCATCACCAGAGTTGATGATCCAGTCCGCCCACTCGTCCTCGCTGGCGAAGGTGCCGTTGAACACGCGGCCGCTGTCGGTGACGGCGAGGTGGCGCGCCGAGACGGAGCCCTTGGCGATGAGATCGTCAGCATCGGCAACGATGGCCGTGCCCTGCCCTGTCTGGTCGTCCCAGGCAACGATCTCCCATCCCGCACTGGCACCCCCGGTCCTCGCCTTGATCACGTAGGAGGCCGAGGCGTTGCCTTGCATATCGGCCAGCACCGTGCCCTGCGCTACGACCTCCGCTTCGGCAGCAGAAGCCGGTCGCACGGTCATGCGGTAGAGCTTGATGTTCTTCGCCGCCTTCGGCCCCAGCCCGTTCCCATCGTAGTTGACGAAGAACCATGCCTGCATGTGCGAGAAGGTGCCGCTGAAGTTGGACGGCTTCCGCAGAACCGCAGAAGCGGTCCGCCGCCCGCTGCCGGAGGACCCCTCGCTCTGCGGGATCATCTCGTCCAGCCGGGCCGTTGTGACGAACTGCCCGCCCGTCGTGTTCTCGAAATCGAAGCGTGCCCCGGCCCCGTCGAGGGAGCCGGACAGCAGCTCGAACTCGATCTCGATGTGGAAGGCTTCGCAGTCCTTGGGCCCGACCCAATGCTCTTGATTGCTCAGGTAGTAGACACCGGCGCTGCTGGCCGCCGAGATGTTCCACTGGAGGACCTTTCGCTCGGGCAGGCCGGTATCCGGGTCCTCCTCCAGATAGTCGATGGTCGTCGGGGAGGTGGACCACCAGATCGCCCCGTCGCCGAAATACTGGCTCTTGAAGACGCCGTCGCCGCGCTTGACCGCCGCACGCGCTGAGGTCGCAAAGGTCGCCAGAGCCGTGCCCGCCAGCGCGTCCAGGTCGAGCCCCTTCAGCTCGTCCACCTCGCCCTGCAGCTGCGTCGAGCGGGCATGGGCATCGGTGATATCCTCCAGCAGCACCATGGAGACGCGGGTGACCTGCGAGTTGTCGCCGCTGTAGTTGGCGAAGATCAAAGGGCGCATGAATGCGGCGTCCTGCCGGATCTGGGAGCCGTCGAACTCTGCGGTCCGCTCCACCCACTGATCGACCGGCAGGCTGGAGGCCCCGCCGCCATAGACGAAATAGTGGTTCGGGTTTACGCTGGCCCCGCCCGCATAGGCCGGGTTCCACGAGGCCGAGTTGCCGTTCGCGTCGTAGCAAGTGATGCCGAGGTAGAGGTTACCGGCCTGCGCCGCCGCGTTGAGCTTGATGCGGACGGTCAGGCGGTAGCGGCGGTTGCGGTTGACCGCCCAGCGACGGCGGGTGCGGACGGCGCGGTAACCCGTGGCGATCAGGTCCTTGCCCCCGACATCCGGGTCCGTGCCCGAAACGAACTCTAGCTGTCCGGCCGTCTCGGTCATGGCCGCAAAGACTTCCGCCGGGGAGGTGGCGTTGGTCAGGGTCTCCGGCCCGAGATCCAGCGCCGGGTCTTCGCTCATGGCGACGGCCTTGTCATCGGCGGCGACGATCTCGCCGCGCAGCTCGTCCTTGGCAGCGGTGATGAGATCGTTGGTCCCCGCCGAGGTCAGATAGTCCTGCGAGAGCGTCGCCTTGATCTCGGTCTTGTCGGTGATGTCGTAGAACTCGAGGCCGCACCAATAGGAGCGCATGTAGTCGGTGCCGTCCGTGCCGAGGTTCTGGATGAACGGCCGCCACGATTTGCAGTCCGCGGTGCTGATCGTCACCTCGACGTCGAAGCTCTGCCAGCCGGTGACATCCGCTCCAAGCGCCTGCTCGGTATGCCACCGGCTCTCACCGCTCAGGCGGTGGATATGGAAGCCGATCCGCGCGGGTACCGTGGAGCCGTCTGTGTAGACGTAGCCCTTGATGCGATACCTGCGGCCAGAAATGTCGCCGGGGCGCATGTCGCCCTCATAGGCGTCGCGGGCCATGCTGCGCAGAGCCTTGGTCGCTCCGTTCGGCACGCCGGAAGCATTCGCGATGACGGCAGCGGCCCCGCTCCACTCCCCGACGCTCCCATCCTCGAAATCGCCCTTCACCGCGACCCGGCCGCCCGACATCTGGGAGATCAGCTCGAAGCCCTTCGCCGCGATCCGCTCATCCGTGGTCGCCTTGGCATAGGCGTAGCCCGAGACGGACGCCTGAACGTCCGTCTCGGTCACGACATCCTGCGCCTTCACCGCGAGGCGGTGGATCTTCAGGTGCTTGGAATGGGCGGTCAGGCCGCCCCCGTTCCAGTTGACGAACAGATACCCGTCGTGCCGCAGGAAGGTCTGACCCTCGGCCCCGGCAGGCCGCCGCAACACCATGCGCGCGACGTTCGGCACGCCGATCTTCAGCGGCGTCTGGAGATGATCCGCGAGCTTGGCGTAGACCAGATGCACGTCCGCAGACTGGACGGTTTCCCAGTCGATCCGCACGGCGGAATCTCCGAGGACGCCCGAGATCAGGGTGAACTCCACCTCGACCACGTAGGTCGCAGCGTTGGTCGCGCCGTTCCAGATGGACAGGTCCGATCCGAACTCGAAGCCGTCGTTCTGGGTGGAAGTGACGTTGAACTCCAGCGTCTGGCCGACGCGGTACTTCTCGGTCGCCCCCTCGGCCTCGTTGTCGATCTTGGTCAGCACGCCACCGCTGCCCCAGCGCCGCAGCGTCCAGCCGTCCTCAGTGAAGAACGGATCGCGCAGCACCGACATGCCTTCGCTGATCGACGCGCTGATCGAGCGGGTCTCATAGGCGATGTCGCGCACGCCGTTGATAGAGGCCACGTTGGCGTCGATGTCCGACTGCACCGCGCCGAAGCGGGTTGCCAGATCGCCGGTGAAGCCCAGCACCAGCGCGTCGTGCTTGTCCAAGACCTCCTGACCCTTGGCGATCTTGTCGTTCAGGGTCGGCGCCAGGTCGACCTCTTGGATATGCACCTCCGGCGTCGTGACGGTGATCCAGCCCGACCAGTCGGTATCCTGCCGCAGACCCTTCGCCCGCACCTCGTAGGTCTGCGAGCCGACAAGCCCGTCCGAGAACCGGAGCTTACCCTCGGCCACGTCCGAGAACGTCCCGCCGGGCACCGGCGCCAGCGTCGCCTTCACCCGGACCTGCCAGCGGATCGCACTGATGCCCTGCGCGAGCGCGACCGGCCACGAGAGCCGGATCCCGGCCCGACGCGACAGACCCGACGCATCCTCGATGACGATGCCCTCGGCCTGAAGGCCCGGCAGCGGCTGCTTGGAGATCGGCACCACGACCTGCGACGGCGCCGTCTTGGGGATCAGGTAGTCCACCGGCACCGCGTGATCGTTCGGGTCGCGCTCGCGGATGGACAGCTTGATGCAGAGCGACTCCGGGTCGAGCGCCCGGTCGGTGACCTCGAACAGCTTCGAGACATAGCCGTGCTCGTCCGACTGCCACTGCAGCGTCTCGAGCGACATCAGGTAGGAGAAGCGCGGCGGCAGGGTCAGGACGTGCCGAACCATGCGCTGCGCGTCCTCGACCCACGCAATGCCCTGCCGCTGCGCCTGGCTGTCGCGCCAGACCGCGCGCAGATCGAGCGCGCCGACAAGCCGCTGCCCGTCGCGCGCCTCGGCCGCGGCATTGACCCGCAGCGGCGCCTCGGTGGGCTCCCAGCCCGCGGCCGGGTCGGGGTGCGTGATCCGGACCGCGTTGTAGGTCTCGTCCACGGTGTCGAAGGGCGAGCTCTCAACCGGCTCGTCCGCGATCAGGTCCGCATCGGTGATGAACGCCGCGGGCAGGTCCGGCGCGCCGACGCGGATCCGCCACTGCCCGCCGGCATCGACCACCTCGCCATCGCAGGCCGAGAGCAGGTCATCGATGGCGTCGAGCGGCAGGTCGCCGCCGCGCTCGCCCGTGGCCATGCTGATCTCGAGGCCCGCGCGGTACTGCGCCTCACCCCCGACCGTGGCGTCGCACTTGTCCATCGCCGCGGCCCAATTGGCGTAGGGCAGATCCGCCGCGCTTGCCCCGAGCCCGAACCGCGCGCCGCCATGGATGCGGAGCCCGCGCATCAGGTTGTAGACCTGCACCACCGGGTTCGCTGAATAGGCCCAGGTCGTGATATCGGACCAGCGCTGAGTGCCCGAGCCGCCGGCCGTGCTGTCCTGCCGCAGGTCATAGAGCCGAATGCCCTCGATCTCGAAGCGGAACTCCGGATCGCCCTGCCAGACATCCGGATCGGCCCGGAGCGTGATGATCACATACGGCACGCTGCGACCGATCATGTCCGACGACCAGGGCCGCTCCGGATGGGTGCCGTATTTCGACAGCAGGTAGGGGTCAGCGACCTCCTGCGTGCCCGGGTAGAACTTCACCCACATCCGGCCATTGAAGTCGGGATGGCTGATCTTCTTGCCATAGTCCGCGTGATCGCCGCCGGTGAAGTCCTCCGGGTAACGGCACTTCCGCCCGTTGACCCAGATCGCCTTGAGCGCGGTGATCGGCATGTCGCCCAGATCGATGATGGTCGTGCGGTAGGCGTTGGCGAAGTCACCCGCCACGCCATGTGCATAGTGCGGGCAGACCAGGTTGCCGGCGGTGGCGGTGTAGCCGAGCGCGGTGGTCTGCGGGGTGACGCCGCCCTGCGTCGTGACCTGCGTGCGGATCCCGGGCGACCGGCCCGCGTCATTCCTCTGCCTCTGGCGCACCACGGCCGAGACGAGCGCGGTGACGCCGACCTGCACGAGCGCGCGCACGGCGAAAGCGGTCACGGCCGACTTGATCGCGAAGTGGGTGATGATCGCAGACGAGATCGGATCGGCGGCCGCCGGGGAGGCCGTGACGACGAACGCGACGAGCAGCAGCAGGAAGGTCATATGCGGAAGGCCCGGAGAGAGAGAGAACGGGGAACGACGGTCAGCCCTTGCGTGCCGACCGCGTAGGCCATGGGGCCTTGGCAGATGCCCATCGAGAGGCCCTCGAGCTCGAGCACGTCGCCGGGGCGCGCCTCGGAGGGCGAGATCTCCGGCCACCAAGAGGCCGCGAGCTCGACATGGCTGGAAAAGCCCAGCGGCTTGATCTTGCGGAGCCCTTCGGCGCGGGAGCGATAGCCGCGCAGGCCGCGCCCATAGTCGTGGCCGGTCATGGCCACGACGGCGCCGACCGTGAACAGCATGCAGTCGAGCCGGCCGTAGCGGAACGGCCGACCCTGCAGCTGCCCGAGATAAGCGCCGAGGCGCGGCTGCCAGTCGGGCAGACGGGGGTGCGCGGTCATTTCGATGTCCCCCACGGGTCGGAGGCATGCGTGCCGGCATCGCCGTAGCGGCGGAACCGATCGCCCGGCGCGCGCTGCTGCTGCGACTGGTCCGACTTCATGGCGTTGGTGGTGATCATGCCGGCAAAGGCCGAGCTCATCACCGACAGGGTCAGCGTCGCCACCCCGTTGATCGGGGGCGAGACCTGCGGCGCGGCCGTCACCACGCCCTCGAACTCGCGGCGGATGTCCAGCAGGTCGCCGTTGGCAGGGTCGAACGCCGCGAGATGGACCTGCACCGGCCGGTACCGGACATGGTAATTCCGGACGAGCGTCTCGGCCTCCGGAGTGACCGCGAACACGATCTGCTCCTCGAGCGCGGCCGTGCCGGGCGAATGCCGCCAGGACGGGATCTCGATGCCGCCCTGCGCCCCGTGATAGAGCCGCGCTTCGCCCTCGACCGTCAGCGTCCGCGACATGCCGCCGGTCCAGAGGCCCATCGGCGCGGCGGCGCCGGTGCTCTTGTTCTCGGCCACGACCCAGATCAGCCACCGCTGGTCGATGTTCTTGCCGGCGTCGAGATGCGCCTGCGTCAGCGCGTTCCAGGTCATAGCTTCTGCACCCAGCGAAAGGAGAGCCCGTCCGAGAGCGCGCCGGAGGCCTGCACCGGGGAGAAGTCCTCGGTGGCGACCACGGCCTCGATCACGGGGCTCGCGAGATAGACGGTGGCGCCCGGATCCTCGTGCTGCTCGAGGGGCGCCAGGATGGAGACGGACGGGGTCACGCCCTGCGCGTTCGCGACCGCGTCCTCGAGGACGCGGTGCATGTGGCGGATGGTCCGCCCACCGGACGCGATGGCGGTCGCGAAGAACGAACCGGCCGGGATGCGGTAGTTGGCCGGCAGACCTCCGAAGGCCATCTGGTTGAGCCCGGACGTGGACGCGATCGAGCAGGTCGGCGTGCCGGAGGTCGGCATGTGCTTCGGGGTGACCAGAAACGAGCCGTTCGCCTCGAGCAGCCAGTCGGCCTTCGCCTCGATCGCCGCCATGGCGGCGTGGCTGCGCGCCGACACCGACACCAAGCCGTGCCAGAGTCGGGTCGCGTATCCGGTCCGGATAATCGCGCCGCCGCGGGTGCGGTTCTGCTTCAGCGCCGGCGCGAGGTGGAACGTGGCCTGCGCGATGGCGGCCGGGCCGAAGAACCCGGCCAGAGAGATGGGGAAAGACAGGGGCATGGGGTCCTCTTCAGCCGGCGTTCACGCGCGGCCGGCCGGACACGCGACCGATGCTCTGCGGCAGCTGCGCCCGGTCGTAGGTCCGCAGACCCTCCTGCACCCCGGCCGCGATCATGTCGCGGATTTCGGCGTTGCCCGCCGCGCCATTGAGCGAGATCTGGATGACCGGCGCGGCGCGATCGCCCCGCCCCTGGCCGCGGCTCAGATCCGTCACCAACTCGTTCGGATGGAGGATGGCATGGAAGCCGCCCAAGCCATCGACGCCGCCCGATCGCGGGCCCGAGCCGGTGTAGCCGCCGCCGTCGAAGCTCGGCAGGCCGAGCGTGCCGGTGCCCGAGGGGTTGGTCGGGAACAGAATATCCAGACCATTGCCGAGCGCGCTGCCCAGGAACCCGGAGATCCCCTTGGCCGCGGGCGCCAGGATGTTCTGCCGGAAGGACAGCTTGGCGAGGTCGATCAGCATGCTGTCGACCAGGTCGCGGAAGCCGAACTTCCCGGTCTGCACGAACTCGCCGAAGGCGGCCTCGGCCCCTTTGAAGGCGTTGATGAGCACATCGCCCACGGCGGGGCCGATGTTCTGTGCACCGGTCCAGTATTCGTCCAGCTTGCCCAGCACCGCGCCCCAGCCCTTGTCGAGTTCCTCGACCTCCTTCAGCTCCTTCGCCGCGCGGCTCTTGCCGGCCCTGCCGCCGGACCCGGAGCCCTCGCGCTCGTCCTCGAGACGGCGGCGCGCATTGTCCCGCGCCCGGGCGCCGACCGCATCGAAGAACGTCCCCAGCGGGTCGGACGCCATGATGCCCTGGATTTCGCCCCAGAGTTCCTGGCCGCGATCCGCACCGGCGCCCTGATAGGGATTTTCCATCTTCTCGATCGGGGCCCCGACCGTGATTATTGGCTGGTTTTCGAGGCCGATCATCTCGCGGACGTTGTTCGCCATGTCGACGATCGGCCTGATCTTCTCGATCGACTTCTCGATCAGCCAGTTGAGCGCGTCGATGATGGCGTTGACCGAGGAGATGGCGATCGAACCGAGCGCGGAGGGTAGAACCTCCCAAGCCGCTTTCACCGACGCCAGCGCAACCCGGAAGGCATTGATGATCAGGTTGCCGCCGAACAGCACCGCGTTGACCGTGCCGTCCATGGCCCACTCGACCCAAGGCACGACCGCCTCCCAGGCCGGCTTCACCATGTCCCACAGGCCATCGCGGACCACCTGGAAGGTTGCCAGCGCGGTATCTCCGAAGGTGACAGCCACGCCCGAGCCATCGTTGATCGCAGCGGTCATGCCGGCGATCGCCAGCGTGCCGCCGGCAATGGCCGCGGTCAGCAGCGGAAAGCGCCCCACCACGCCGGCGACCATCGATCCGGTGTCCCGAAGCGCTTGGCGTACACCGCCCTGCCCGTCCCCGTAGATCTGCGCGATCTGCGTACCCTGCTGTGCCAGGACGACGAAAGGGTTCATCCCGCCGGCGATCGACACGCCGACGTCGTTGAACTGGTAGCCCAGCTGCGTCAGGCGCAGCGACGCGCCGCGCGAGGCGCGAGACACCTGATCGATTGCACCGCTGCGCCCCTTCAGCGCGGCGATCGAGGCCAGGCTCACCTGCCGTTCGCGCGAGATCGCCTGGGCCATCTCGTCGGCCGAGATCGCGCCGATGGCGTGCGCCTGCCGGATCCCGCCCAGGGCGTCGCGGTAGCGCTGGATCTCGGCGTAGAGCGGATTGTACTTCGCCCTGACATCATCGAGGGCCCGCCCATAGGCATCAATGTCCGAGCGATCCCGCGCCACGACCGCATTGACGCCCGTCGCCGCGTTCACGCGGTCCATGATCGAGCCGTCGTGCACTCCGGTCGCACGCATGATGGATGCCACCCGGGTCGCGCGCGCCGCCAATGCATCCATCTGCTGCAGAGCGGCCGTGCTCGACTGCCCGACGCCGTCGAGGCCACTCGACGCGGCGTTCGCCGCGGGCCCGATCATGTCCAGCGCCCGGCTGCCGGCCTGCCCGATCTCGACGAGCTCGGCCTTCAGCTGCTGTCCGCCGGTGGCAGCCAGGCGAACGGAAACGCGGCGCTCTGTCATGGATCGCTCCTCCCCTCGTCGCCTGTCCCGGCCTGTTCGTTCATCTTGGTCACCACGACCCGCTCGATGGCCGGCAGCAGCTCCGCCGCCGCCACCCGGCAGACGCCGAGCGCGGATCCGAGTGCCAGCGCGGCGCCGAGGTCGTAGCCCAGCACTCGGCCGTCAGAGACGCGCAGCTGGCCACCGATGCGCAGCACGAGTTGCCAGACCCCTTCGCCCTCGATGGTCAGCGGGCGGCTTTCGACTTGCGGGCAGCCTTCGCACGGCGCGGCGCAGGCGTCGCAGTAGGCCGCGCCCCCGCCGAACCACCATTCGGCGAGAGCGCAGAGCCTTTTTTTTCGAGGTGCAGCTGCATCGCCGCGGCGACGTAGCCGATCTGGAAGGCCTCGAAAGCGGGATAGAAATCCATCAGCGCATCGACCGCCTCGGGCGAGACCGGCATCGCGGCGTCGCCTGCGTCGACCACGCCCTCCCAGTCGAGGATCGCCCGAACGCCGATGGCCTTGGCCATGGCCACCGCGCGCTCCTCGGCCGAGGCGTCGGTGGACAGGGACGTGACGCGCGGATCCGAGCTGGCCGCGCCTACGAGCACCGAAGTCAGGGGCTGCACCTGGACCCGCACGCCGGGGCCGAGATCGAGCCAGCTGGGGCCGGTGGAGGAAAGGTTCAGACGGATCATGCGCGGCTCCTCAGAGGCTGTAGTTGGAGATGTCGTTGACGAGGGTGAAGGTCGCGGCGACGCCCTCGGTGGCGTCGCGCGACGCCTGCCACTGGTACTCGGCCTGAATGCCCCCCGGGCCGTCGATCGAGACCTTCGGCTTGGGCAGGAACACGCGGTGCGCGACCAGCGTGAAGGCCTCGGACGCACTGACGCGATATCCGAGCTCGAGCTCGATCGGCGTGGCGGCTTCGGCGAGATCCATCAGGTCGCGCGAGGCGTAGCGGACTGTGATCGAGCCGCGCAGCTGGGACATGCCGGGATCGATGTCCTCGACCTCGCCGTCGTCGCGGATGGTCTCGACGCCCTCGAGGTTGTTCGAGTAGTTGAAGGACGCGCCGACCACGTTCGCGAGCACGCCACCGTCGCGCTTCACCGAGCCGGTGAAGGACGAGAACCGCTCCACCTCGAAATCGACGGGGGTGCCGATCGCTGTCGTCGGCGCCTTGACCTCGCCCTTGGCCAGAACCGCCACGGTCGCATCGATAAGGCCGCGCGGGCGCATCTCGATCCCCAGCGTGTTGACCCGCGCGCCCTTGTTCATGGCGAAGGAGGGCACCTCCGGCATCCCGATCTCGATCGACATCGACGGGAGCACCTGCGCGCCGGACTTGAAGACGTGCGTGTAAGGCCCGGTGCCGGTGGTGGTGGGTGCGCCCAGGAGGCCCTTCAGCCAGACACCGAGTGCGCGCTTGTCGACCGGGATGGTGGCGCCGCCGTCGACCACCTGGCCATCGAGAACCGGGTCCTGCTCGTCGCGGCCGTAGCCGAGCAGGTTGGAGGCCAGCAGGCCCCGCGTGCCGCCGACGTCCTCGCGCGAGAACGGCATGCGCCAGAACTTGCCGGCCGCGGGCGGCGTGCCATAGGTCGTCTCGAAGCCGACCGCGACCTGCGCGCGGCTTCCCTTTGCTCGTGCCATGATGGGATCCTCTTGGAAGGCGCCGGGCTAGATCAGCCCAGCGGATCGGTGGTGGCGTAGTGCAGCCGGATCGGAAACGAGGCGGCCGAGATCGCCAGGCCGCCCTCGACCGGCAGATCCTCAGCCGAGGCCGCCTCCGCCTCGACCCACTCGCAGAGCCCGCCCAGCGTCCGGTCGGCCGCGATGGCCTGGCCGAGCGCTGCGCGCAGCGCATCGAACCGCAAGGTCCGCGTTTCCGGGTCGCCAGACAGGTAGATCTCGGCCTCGGCGCGGTGCTCGTAGTGCCAGGTGAGCGGCCCCATGGTCATCTCGGGCTCGCCCGGCTCGCCGTCGCGCAGGATGAGAAGGCCCGATGGCGGCACGCGGGTCGGCAGCGTACCGCCGCGCCCGGTCTCACAAGACATCGTGCTCGCGAGCGTCGCCTCGAGCGCCTGCAGGATCGTCTCGATCGTGGTGGGCATCAGTCCCTCCAGTTGGCCGCGATCCGGGCCGGCAACCCCGCCCCGACCTGGTCGGCGTCGCGCTTGAAGTCGAGCCGCTTGCGCAGCTTCACCTGCGGGACGAGCACGAAGATCGGCACGGTCTGGGCGCCTGTGAGAGTGCCGTCTCTCCGCCGCCGCCCCCTCTTCTGCCTGGCCTGACCCGAGCGCTTGGTCAGGCGGGCATCGTCGGCCACCAGGAGCGCCGACTTGCCGCGGCGGTAGATGAAGCGCAGCGGCATGCCGTGTCGGCGCTCCCAGTCGAGCGGCGTCATGCGGCGGCCGTAGAACCCGCGGCCGGCTGCCGGCAGCGGGATGGCGAGCCAGAAGCCGTCCTTCGACTTGATCAGGGGGCCCTTGTCGAAAGCGCCGATCAGCTTCGGCGCCTTGGTGTAGACCACCGCCGCCGCATCGGCGCTGTCGGTTCCCTTCGGATAGACCTCGCTGCGAATGCTCTTGACCAGGCGGCGACCAATCCCGGCCACGGTCACCTGTTCACGCCAGCGGGTCTGGAGGTCCCTGCCCGCCTGGCGCATCGATAGGGTGACTGCCCGCTCGCCCGCGCGATACTCCCGCGCGAGCTGCTCGGACAGCGACTTGAGATCGCTGTCGATCGCGAGCTTCATGCCGGCCGGGCTTCCATCGACCAGACAAGGCGTCGCGCGTCCCGTGTCGGCACGCCCTGCACGATGTAGCGCTGCCCCTCGATCTCGAACGCGTCGTTCTCTGACGGCGCGTTGATCTCCGAAACGCGCACCTTCAGCGTCATCGCGTCCGAGATCAGTCGGGTGCCGCCGAAGCTCGTCTCTTCATCAGCCGCCCGCGGGATCACGCGACAGCCGAGACCAGCCCCCCATCCACCCTGAAACCAGTGGGCCTTCTGTCCCATGCGCTCGAACACGGCGTCGATGCCGCGCCGGAAGGGATCGATCACTTCGCGGGCCCGGTCGGAGCCTGATCGTCGGCTTCGTCGAGGGCCGCCTTGGCCGCCGACTTCGATTTGCCGGGCTCAGCGGCCTTCGGCTGGCCCAACGCCTTGCGCGAGATCTTTCGGCCGAAGCCCTTCTCGATCCGTGCGGCAATGTCAGCGGGCACGCTTCCCCGCCAGCCGGCGGGAAGGGTGCGGCGGCGGTTCCCCGTGATCGGATAGGTGAACGAGCGATCGAGCTGCACCTTCACTTCGTCGGGCGACTTTCCCATGCCTTCGTCTCCTTCTGGATGGCAGCGGCGGCGCAGGAATGCCGCCGCTGATGTTCACGGCCGGCTTCAGTTCGAGGAGTGACCGCGCACCAGCACGCCGGGTCGGACACAGAACGGGATCGAGTTCATCTGGACCTCGATCTCGACGAAGCGGTTCGCCTTCGGGTCCGGCATCACCTTCGAGTAGAAGTCGAGACCCGGGGTGTTCACCGTCTCCATGTAGTCGGCCGGCGCGTTGTACTGGCGGAAGGTCTGGCGGGTGCCGACCGGGAAGAACCGCGCCTCGCCGTCGGGGATGAAGCTCGAGGTGACGATGCTGCCGTCCTCCTGGGGCACCTCGCCCTCGGCGAGATATTCCTCCCAAGTGATGCCCTGCCAGCGGAACCCGCCACGCACGTCGTTGCGCAGCGGCTCGGCCACCGACTGGTAGTACCGGTGCGCCTCACGGAAGTCGTCGTGGGCCATCAGCTTGTCCCAGAAGGTCGGCGAACACAGCGCATGCACTCCCCGCATGACGTCGCCGCGCAGGTTCAGTTCCACGTGCCGCTTCACCTCCGCCGCCTTGCCGATGATGTCGGTGCTTGCGGTGCCGAGGACGAAATCGACCTCCTTCTGCGTGATGCCGAACTCATCGAAAAGGTCCACCAGGACCGTCCCGTCGGCATCCCGGACCTGCCCCTGAAGCGCGCCGGCACGCAGGTATTCGCGCGTGATGTCCATCGAGCCGCGCATCTCGGACTGCCGATCGATGACGATGTCGATCACCTGCGCCAGCGCGCTCGTCTGTCCGAAGGGACGGATGCCCTGGATGTCGTCGGCGATCACCGTATCGGACAGGCCGAAGCGCGGCGTGCGGAAGGTCCGCATTTCGCGCTTGCCGCGCCGCGCGCCGGGCATCGCGGTGCCGCGCTGGCTCGACTGCACCAGCTGGATCACCCCGTTCTTCGATTCCACTTCGAAGGTCGTGGTCCGGATCGAGCGCGGTCCGAAGAGACCGAGTTCGCCGATCCGGCCCCACTGGTTCGGGATGTTGTTGACCGCCTCGGTCAGTTCGGAGACCCGGAACGCGTCGTCCCGGAAGATGTCCATGGTGAGCATGGAGATATCCTTTTCAGTGATGTCGGGAATGACGCGAGCGGGCCGCCCTCGAGGCGGGCCCGGATCAGACGTCGGTCAGGATGCCGAGGGCCTTGAGGCCCTCGACCGCGGTCGCGCGCTCGGCCGGGGTATCGACGCTGGTGCCGTAGAGCAGCGCGTGCCGCTTCACCCGGGCATGGCGGGCGATGAAGACGACGTCGTCGACATCGCCCGCGGCGGTGTCGATGTTCTGGGCCAGGACGCCCACGACCGTCTCCGCGCCGGTCGCCACGGCCGGATCGTAGGGCACGAGCTTGTCCGTGGCGGTGACGCGCCCCAGCACGAGCCCGATCTCGTAGCTGCCGCCACCACTCAGCGTGCCGGTCTCGCGGCTGTAGAAGTCGTCTTCCTCGAAGAGCAGGACGTCGCCCAGCACCTTCCGTTCCGTCTTGACGGGCATGGTTCTCTCCTATGCCGATTGGGAAAGCAGGTCGCGTGGAACGCCCTGCATGAAAGCCGCCGACCGCGTCAGGTCTGGTAGCGCTTCTTCACCGCGTCCACGGCGCGCGGGCCTTTCGGCGCGCCCGCCTCGGGCGTGTCGATGTCGGTGTCGTCTCCGGCCATCGCGGCCGCGAGCGCGCCGCCCGACACACCTTGCGCAGCTGCCTTCAGAATGCCGGCGCAGGCGTCCGGCCCGAGCTCGGTCTCGAACGCCAGGTGGCGCGCGAGCCTGTCCTGACCATCGGCCTCCGCGAGGGCGAAGATCGCGGCGATCCGCTGCCGCTCCGAGGACGCCGATGCACCATTCGTGGGCTGATCTTCGTCGTCCTCGGTCACGTCGTCTCCGCCGGAGATCTGCTCTTCCGGCGCGGTCTCGTCCTTGTCGTCGTCCTTCATCTGCGGACCCTCTCTGCTGCTGATGACTCGAGGCCGGGTCAGGCTTGCGCTGGCCCCGCCCTGGATTTCGGCCACGAAGGCCTCGAAGGCCGATCGAGGTTCGGCGACCTCGTCGGCCAACCCGGCGGCCACGGCCTCGTCGCCCATGAAGCTCCGCGCTTCGGTCGCACGGGCTGCCGATGCATCCAGCCGACTGCCCCGCCCTTTCCCGACCTCCGCCGCGAACATGCCCCGCAGAGCTTCCATCTCGGCCGAGATCCGTTCGCGCACCTCATCGGGCAATGGCGCATAGGGGTTGCCGTCCGCCTTGTGCGCACCGGCCGAAATGATCGTGACCTTGATGCCGGAGGCGTCGAGCGCGCCGCTGTAGTCGGCATGCATGCAAATGACGCCGATCGAGCCGACCCCACCGGTCGCGGGCAGGATCACCCGCCCTGCCTGGCTTGCGAGGGCATAGCCGGCCGAGAATGCATGCTCGGCGACGAAGGCTTGCACCGGCTTGTGCTCGCGCACCTCGCGAATGAGGGATGCAAGCCCGAAGCAGCCCGCCACCTCACCACCGAAGCTGTCGATTTCGAGGGCGATGCCCTGCACGCGGCTGTCTTCCGCCGCAGCTTCGACCTGCGCGGCCAGACCTTCATAGGAGGTCTGCCCGCTGGAGCGGCCGAGCCAGGCGCCGCGGTGCACGAGCACGCCGGTCACCGGGACCACCGCCACGCCGTCACGGATGGCGTAGCCATGGCCGCTCTCCCGGATACGATCCGAAAGCGAGTTGTCGAGCAGCGAGGCGAACGGCTTGGCCGTGCGGTAGGTCGCATCGGGCAGCGCATCGAGGCCGCCCACGATCTCGGGCGCCGCCCCGAAGAGCCGCTGGCCGAAGCCGGACACGAAGGCCTGGGCCTTGCGCATGTCGACCAGGAGCGGCGTGTTGAACGCCTTGGCGAAGATCTGCGGATGATCCATTCCCATCAGGTCCTTTCATCGAGAAGTGGGCTGCCGACCTGCCCCAGGAGGCGCGCGAAGCTCTCCTGCACCGGATGCAGGGAGCCTTCGGGCAGCACGCCGATCTCGCGCTTGATCTGCTCCATGTTTTCGAGCCAGTCGCTGCCGGTCAGCTCGGCTGCCTCTTCCTCGAGTGTCGAGAGACCCAGAGCCACCCGCATGGCCGCGGCCTGCGCTTCCTTGACCGGATCGACGAAGCCCTTGCCGGGACCGATCCACTTGGCCCGGCTGTAAGCCGACCAGTTCTCGCGAAACGAAGGCGCGCCCCGCGGCAACGTGATGCGGCCCGTGTCGATTTCCTCTTCGAGCCACGCCATGAAGAACGGCTGGCAGAACCCTTGCGCGAAGGAGACCCGGCGCGAGGTCCAGCCCCGCCATATCTCGACGAGGGCCGCGCGGGCGGAGCTGTAATTCGTCTTCGACCAGTCGGCCGCGAGCTGCTCGTAGGAAATGCCAAGCCCGCTTGCGATCTTGCGCAGCACCGCGCCCTCGAACTCGGCGAACTGCGCCGCCGGCCGAGAGGTGGAGACCATGCCGATCTCATCGCCCGGAAAGAGCTGGGTGATGCGGGCATTGCCCATCCTCACCCCGTCGCGCGCCTCGTAGTAGGATTGACGGTTCTCATGGTAGCCGAGAATTGCATTGCCGCCATCGCCCTCGCCGAAAAGCTCGTCCATCGCCTCCGGGCCCATGGGAGACTTGATGAAGGCGGCGAGCACCGCGTTGATCACCGCCGCCTGCAGCTCGACCCGGCCGTAGTGGTCCTCCATCCGGAGCGTCTCGATGATCGGAGCCAGCCGCGAAACACCGCGTGTCTGGCCGTCGCGAAACTTGTCGAAGAAGTGCATCACCACCGGCCGGCCCCACCCCTTCTCACGAGGCAATGCCTTCCAGGTGAATTGCCCTTCGTCGGCATATGGGGATGCCGCATGCGCCTGGCGGAAGTGATAGCGGAATGCGGCGCCGTGACGATCGAGCTCCACCCCAGAACGCAGACGCGTCTCGTCGGCCAGATCGGCGGGCGTGGACAGGAGATCCGGATCGACGACCCGAAGCACGGTGGCGGTCGGGCGCTCGGGTCGCCAGCTCACGATCCCAAGAGCCTCGCCCTCGATGATGTAGTTCCGATAGGCCAGCGCGAACATCTGCCCCACCGTCTGGCTGCGAGTGAGGTCACACAGCTTTCGCGGATCCTCCGCGTAGTTGCGCCAACGCGCCTCCACCCGGTTCTTGAACTCCGCAGCCCATTCGCTGCTCAGCCCTAGCGCCATCCAGTCGGGCTTCAGCAGCGGTCGGAACCGGCTCCCGACCACCGCATCGACCTCCTTGACGATGCCGCCGGCCGTCCAACCGTTGTTGCGGGCAAGGTCGCGCGATCGCGATACGATCCGTTCCCTGTTAGGCAGCACTTCCGCATCAGCGGACCTGAATGGCGGCTGAAATGCCAGCATGGCATCCGAACTGTCTCCGCCCGCGACGTAGGAGGTCTCGCCGAACCCCTGCGCGCCGGCCTTCAAGCGCACAGACCCCGGCCTGATGCGAGCTGCAGCGCTGGCCATTAGTAGATCACCCGACGGCTGCGGGTGCCGACGGCCTGGCCCAGCTGCCGCTTGAGGCTTCGGATGTAACGCCTGAGCCCGGCTTCGTTCGCCCGGCTGTACTCCTGACGGTCACCGTCATAGCCGACCGCGACCACCTGGGAGCCCGTCATCAGCTGGTGCAGGGCACCTTCCGCCTCGTCGAGGCGGGCCTGCAGGATCGCATCATCGGCCATTCAGGATCTCCGAGAGTGTTCTGCGTTTCGGCGCAGGCGATGCGCCTGCGTCGGTACTGGTTGCGGGGCCAACCGCAGGAATGGTCGTGTCGAACAGATCGCCCTGCTGGTCCTTGGGCGCCGTGCCGCGCTCCGCATCAAGCACGGCCCATTGTTCCTCGGTCATCGACGCCCAGCCCTTCCGCCGCGCGGCCGCTTCCGCGTAGAGCATCGTGTCAAGGCCCTCGTTCCGGCGGCTCGGCTCGACCAGTTCCCAGGCGCTGGTCACCACCCCGGCGCGGTTGCGCTTCAGGATCCGGACCTCCGAGGTGATCTGGCGGAAGAACTCGTCTCCCAGCCCCCGGGCCATGTGCACATAGCCGCGCTCGAGCGGATCGTCCTTCGCCAACCACGCATAGAAATCGGCCTTCATCTGACTCACGTTCAGCATGAACGCCCGCTTCTGCGCGCGTTTCGCCTTGCCGTCTCGGCGGCGCTCGAACTTCATCGGCATCAGCACTGGGCCGATCTGGCTTGAAGAGCCCTTAACCAGGATCACCCGGCTCCACGGGTGCCGCTTCGCATAGGCCCAGACGGCCTCGGTGTAAGTGCCCGCGTCGATCGCCATCATGTCGACCTGCAGCTGTAGGCCACGCTCGGTCCGCCAGTTCGCCTTCAGCAGCGCGTCGAGGTCGTGGCGACCCTCGTCGCTGTCGATGTGATGCGGGATTACGATGTAGTCGACCACCCAGCGACGGTAGCCGGCGCCGAAAGCCACGAGGTGCACCTCGGTCCGGTCGAGCTGGCAGTCGACGCCGGCCGCGAGAATCACGCCGCGCGCGGGTACGATCCCCTTGGGCAGCACCTCGTCGTCGGCCGCGTTCTCGACGCGGTCGCGCAGCTTCTCCCAGTCCGGCCCCTTCGAGGCTTGTTCGAACGGCAGGCCGATCACGTCGTTCCAGAACGTCTGCTCTGTCTCGGCCTCTGTCGTGGCCTTCGCCGCATCCTCGGAGGCGCCGGACACCGACACGCTGGTCCAGCCCATGACCTGGGCGAACTCGACCGCCATGGAGGCCCAATCCCGCTGGGGCGCATAGGCGCGCCACAGGTGAAAGCCGGGGTGGTCGCCCTGCGGATGTCCCGCGACCCACCGGCCCCGCCCAATGATCTGCTCCTTCCACTCGTGTCCGATGACCGCGTCGCAGTCCTCGCACGTGAAATGCGCCGCATGCAGCCGCTCGGGGTCGAGGTTGCGGCGGAAATTTTCCCAGGTCAGCGGCGCGAAGTGCCCGCAATGCGGACACGGCACGTGGTAGAGCCGCCGGTCGGAGCGGTTGTAGGCCCGCGTGATCCGGCAGGTGCCCGCGATCTGCGGTGTCGAGACCCGCAGGATCTTCGCATCCTCGAAGCCAGATGCCCGCGACAGCGCCAGCGCCTCCGGGTCACCCTTGGGCGTCATCTCGAACTTCGCGAGGTCGTCGAGCACCACGAGGCGACGCGACGTGCCGGCGAGATCATCCGGCGACCCGGCCGAGGCGATCTTGAGCGACCCGTTCCGCGCCAGGGTCTCCTGATTGAACTTCGCGTCCTTGTTGTCGCCGCCCCGGCCGTCGCCAAAAATGGCGCGCAGGCTTGGCGCCTGGCGGCGCATCGGCAGCCACTTGTTGTCGACCCATTCGGTCGCCGACGACGTCGTCGGATGCACCACGAGGCTATCGAGCGGACCGTACTCGTGCCAGGCGGCCACCACCGGGTTGACCACCGAAACCGTCTTGCCCCACTGCGCGCTGCCGCGGACGCTCACCTCTCGCGCAGGATGCTCCGGGCTCAGCACCTCGTGGATCTCCCGCAGGAACGGGAAGCGGTCGATCCGGAACGGCCCGGGCATCGGCGAGCGCTCGTCGAAGACGATGTTCTCTTCGCACCAGCGCGTGATGTCGGGCGGCGGAGGCGGCGCGAGGGCCTCGGCCAGGGCCGCCGCGATTTCCGCCTCGGCAGACGAGAGAAAGCCCATCAGACATCCGCCTCGGACTCGACGCCGGAGAGCGGCGCCACACGAGCCTGCCGTGCCAGCGCATCCGACCGCGACCCGCGGTGCGCCCGCCAGGTTTCCATCAGAAGCTGCCGGACCTGCTTGTAGTCCGTTCCGGTGACATCGGCGACGCGCCGCGCGCCGTCGCGCAGCATCGTCTCGATCTCGGCGATCTCCTGGCCGATCTGCCGCGCCGCCTGGCGCCGCGCCTCGGCCGCGAGGACGAAGGTGCCCTCCGCCTCGAGGTTCTGGCGCCGCAGGCGGCGAGCCTCCTCTTCCGCCTTGAGCGTGCGCGCCAACTCGTACCGATCGGGATCGTTGTCCCTGAGCTGACGCGCTTCGCTCGGGCCTGCTTCCTGCCCCACTTTGCCGGCATCGCTCTCGATGCTGCCGAGCGCGCGGCGTGTCCCCGCACCATTGCCCATGAGCTGGCCATGGTCGAGCCGCCGCCCGAGCGCTTCGGCGCATTTGCCCAGATCGAACCGTCGGGCCCGACCCTCGCCCTGGTAGCAGCCATCGAGCTTGCCCTCGGCGACGTACTGGCTGACCCGTCCCTTGGAGACGCTCAGTCTCGTGGCCAGCTCGGTCGCCCTCAGCATCGTCATCGATGGATCCTGTCTAACTGGTGGCCCCTCGTTTAGACCCGCCCGTTTAGGCTCTCGGACTTGTTTACCCCCGCGAAACCCATGCCCTCAGCGCCCCCGTATACGGAGTTGCCGGCGGGAAGGACCCGAAGGACGGGGGGTGCACGGGAGGCCCGGCCAGCGGCCGGATACGAAAGCGCCCGGTCGGGTCTCGGGTCCCGCCGGGCGCACTTCGTGATGATGCCCCAAGGGCTACATCCGGTTTGCTTAATCGAAAAGCCCCAAATTTCACTCAGAGCGCATAGAGCCGATCCAGGGCGCCGGTCAGCCCGTCGATCAGCGCCGCATTCGCAGACCGCGCATTGCCCCAACCTTGGGCCTTGCGGACCTCAGCCGAGGTGCGCCCCTCGATGCACACGGCATCGACCAGCTGGCGCGCCCGGATCGTCCTGCGCGGATCGTCGGCCCGGCGGCGCTGCGGCGTGAGAACGACCTCGTCGCCGATGGCGCGAAGCATCCCGCGGTAGCGTTGGATGTCGTGGATCAGCGCGTCGATCCACGACGCCGAGCCATCGCCCGCCCGGTCCTGGCCCTCGATCGACGAGCAGCGCACCCCGGCCGCCTCGACCCGCTCGACCAGCGCGGCATAGGTGCGTCCCGCCTCGACCTGCGCAACGGTGAAGAGCGGCTGGCCTTCGGGATCACGGCGGCGCGCCTGCAACTCCATCCGGTCGAAGGCATCGACCGTCGCTGCCGGATGAAAGCCCTCGGCCGTGGCGCGGCGGGTGCGCAGGCCCGATTGCGTCATCACCGTCTCGTACTGGCGCAGCACCCGCATTGGTCCGCGTCCCGGCGCCGCGTGGATCTCGGGGCTGCAGTCGGCGGGCGGCTGCGCCTGGGCCAGCAGCGCCTGCACCCGGTCTACCTCGTCCGAGAGACGGTCCTTGCCGGTGACGGGGCGCGCGGTGAGGCCGAGGAGGGAGAAGTGCTGCGACATGGATAGGTCTCTCTCAATATCTGGTGTCGATGGTGGATGCCTGACTAGGTCTTGCGTCGACTTGTGGAGGTACGGGAGGAACGGGAGGATAGATCGTGGTGAATACGCCATCCTCCCTCGGCTCCGATCCTTCCAGTTGGCTGTATTCGTTGAATAAAATGGGACGGAGTAGAGGATAGGGAGGATAGGGAGGATAATTCCGGTATACGCATGAGGGCCTTTGGCTGCTGGCTTGGTGGCTGGAAATACGCGCGTACGCGTATGCCGAAATCATCCTCCCTATCCTCCCTCGGCTCCCTCTCCTGCCCCCAAGCTATTGGTCTTCTTACATTTCCCCCGCACCCCCTTGGCTACGCCTTCCTCCCGTCGGAGGCTCTATCCTCCCCATCCTCCCGGCTGTTTTCATCAGTAGGGGTCCGGGGCCCAGTCCGCAGGCGCACCGCTGGAGGACGACGAGGCCGGCGGACCGCCATAGCTGCCGGTGTCGGCGCCCGCTGCCATGCGGTTCTTGAACTCGTCCGAGAGCAGCAGGCCGCGATAGCCGGCGATGCTGCGCTTGCCGTCGGTGAAGGTCAGGCCGGAGCGTCGATCGCGGTAGTGATCGGCCTTGGACTTCAGCCGCAGCTGCACCGTGCGGGGCGTCCACTGGCTGTCGCCACGCTCGTCCATCCAGTAATTGAAGGCGGTGACGAGATCCTTGGTCCGGGTGAAGGCCTCTGGGTTGCCCGTGACCTCGCAGCACTGGTCGAGGAAGCTGCCGACCGGATCGCTCTCCTCGCGATAGGCCCGGGTCGCCTCGGCCACGCTCTCGGGCACCTGCAGCCCAAGCTCGAGATAGTCCTCAAGCCCCTCGATCAGCCAGTTCAGGATGCCGGCCCGCTCCTCCCAGAGCTTCCGGCCGAGATGCGGATCCCGCTCCTCCTCGGGGATCTGCACGCCGAAGAGCACGAGAAGCACGCGCCGCCAGATGCCGTCGTCGGTGCCGCGGATCTCCGGCTTGTGGTTGCCCGAGATCACCAGCTTGAACTTGGGGTTCACCTCGACGAAGTCCTCGCGCAGGGCGCGCACCAGGATCGGCTCGCCCCCGGTCAGCTCCTTGATCGTGCCCTCCTTGAGCCGCTCGCCCTGCTCGGGCTCGGAGGCCCGAACCATGCGCGCCCCCATGAGCGGGATCAGGTCGGGGGTGGCATCGGCTCCGCCCCGCTTCGACTGGCCGGTCAGCGACTCGATCTTGGCCGTGGCCGAGTAGTCGCCCATCATCCTCGCCATCAGGTCCACCAGGACCGATTTGCCGTTCGCGCCATGGCCGTAGAAGAACACGAGGTTCTGGACCACCACGCCGGTCATCGAAAGCGCGAACCAGCGCTGCAGGAAGCCTCGGATCTGCGGATCGGGCTGCACCCTGCGCAGGAAGGCGTCGAACAGCGGCGCTTTCGCCTCCGGGTCGTGCTCGACCGGCATGCACTTGGTCAGGTAGTCCTCGCGATCGTGGTCACGCATCTCCCAGGCCGCGCGCTTCGGCTGGCCTTTTGCCTCGTGCACCACGAAGTGCAGCGTGCCGGACGCGGTGTTGATCGCCAGCGGATCGGCATCCAACTCGTCGAGCGTCTTCGACAGGGTCACGCCCGCTTCGGTCAGCATGGCATCGATCTTGCCAGTGTTGCCCGTCGACTTGGCGAAGGTGCGGTGCTCGGTCTTCCGCTTGCCGAGGGCCTTCTTCACCGCCACCGCGGCGTTGACCTTCTGGTGCGCCGCAGCGAGCGCCGCCTCGTCCTCGTCGGTCCGGTCCTCGATCGCGCGCAGTCGCCGCACCTCGGCCTCGGCGGCAGGCAGCGCGTCGAGGCGCTGCCGCTCCCAGTCGTCGAGCGCGAGGAACCGGACCTCCTCGAGCATCCGGTCGCTGACCGACTGCGCCAGGCGCCGCACGGCAAGGCCGTTGCTGTCCTGCGCCCAGCGAGCCCCGTCCCAGCCGAACCAACCGACCCGCGGCACCTGCACCACGTCGCTGCCGTGATAGAGCACGAAGCGACGGCCGTTGCCGACATCGTTGAGCGGATATGCCGATCCCTCGATCTCCAGCGCCGGTGTGTCATCCGGCCGGCCGGGGTCATTCGGGTCGCCCGGCGCCTGGCCTTGCGGATCTCCGGCATCGCAATCGGGGTCCAGGGTTTCAGCCGCCGTCGGCACGCCGCCCATGTCGACCTCCTCGGCCGAGGCGATGCGGTCGCGCACCTCGCGCAGCGGATCGGTCTCATCCGTCATTTCGGGTCCCTCGTCAGAATGTCGTTCAAGTCCTGTCCCTCGCCCGCATGGACGATGGAGATGCTGTTGAGCCCGCGGATCCGCGCGCGGGCGCGGCGCAGGCCGGATAGAAGCTGGGCGCGGGTCGCGCGCGGATCGCTGTCGCCGTCCTGGATGAAGACCAGGCGCCGGATCCACGGCGGCGGCAGAAAGGCGCTGTCGTCCTCGAGATCGGGGATCCCGGCATACTTCATGCCCTTGCCGCGCAGCACGCGCTTGCCGGCCATGTTGCCGAGATCGATCCCCGCCCAGTAGGCCGTGCCGGGCAGCGCGTCGGCCGCGAGCGCGGTGAACGTCGTCTCGATCCCCTCGCCCATCACCAGCGTGTCGAAGTCGCCCGGCCGCGGCTTGTGATGCGTCAGCCGGATCGCGCATCCCCTCTTCGAGCCGAGGCTCTTCTTGCGCTTGAGCACCGCGCCCTCATGCATAATCCGCGCCTTGCCCTGCGGCTGGTCGAGGTCGAACCAGGTGCGATGCACGGCCGAGAACTGGCCTGAGGGCAGCTGGATCGCCGCGAGCATGGCGGGGCCGCGATGGACCTCCTGCCAGCCGCGATCCTCGGCCGGGACCATGTAGGGCAGCGCCGGCGCGTAGCGCAGGCAGGGCGGCGGGCTCGATGCCAGTGCATCGGGCAGCCCGCGCAGCCGCAGGTAGTCGACGACGGGCGAGCCGGCGGCAGGGGCGGCCGCATCCCAGATCGAGCGCGCGGCCGAGACGGCCTCGGCGCGCTTGCGCTCCGCCACCCGCTCGGCATTCGCACGGTCGCGCTCGCGGGCCTCTTCGCGCTGCCGGCGGACCACCGGATCGATCTCGCGCTCCGCCTCGCCCACGAGCCAGGCCAACGCCGCCTTGAAGTCGCAGGCGAGCACGAGCTCGACCAGGCGCACGCCGTCGCCGCCACCGCAGTGCCGGCAGTTGAAGACGCCGAGATCGGGGTTGATCGAGAAGCGGTCGGTCCCGCCGCAGGCCGGGCACGGGCCGACCTGCTCGCGCCCCGACGGCTTCAGGCCGCGGATGTCGAGCCGATGCGCGACCTCCACGATGGGGATCGCGCGAGCCTCCTCAAGCCGGGTGTCGTCCTGCACGCCCATGTCCGCCTCACAGCCCGCCGGAAAAGCGTTGCTGCGCCGCGTCGGAGCGCCCGGCATAGAGCATCAGCAGCGCTCGCCGCAGCAGCTCATCGGCCTGTTCCGGTCGAATGCCGGCGACACCATGCGCCACGCGGCCCGCTTGGACCCGCACGAGTTCGATCGGCTCGGCCAGCGGCTCGTCGTTCGGCTTGCCGAGCCGGTCCAGAACCTCGCGCAGCCGCGCGCGCAGGCTGGCACGCACGTCGTCCGAGCGGGCGGGCGTCAAGGCGTAGGTGACCGCGGTCTCGACCATTGCCGCCACGGCCGCGAGATCCACGGGCTGGCGCTGGCGTTCAGCCATGAGCGACCTCGCGTTGCCAGGCGTCGAAGCCGCGGGGCAGTTCCTCGCGCAGGAGCTGTTCGGTCCGCTCGGCATCGCTGCGCACCGCGCCGTCCTTCCAGTCGCAGACGAAGTGGAAGAGCGCGAGGCCCGCCCCTTCGTGGTCGTCGGGCGCGTCTGCCGCGAAGACGGAAACCGCCGACATCGCCAGCTCGTCGTCCGGCACCAGGTCGCGGGCGTAGGTCGAGAAGGCCTCGATCTCGCCGGCTGTCACCGGACGCTGGCGCGCTTCGAGAGCGATCGTCAGTGCCCGGTAGCCGAATGCCATGCTGGGATTGATATCGCTCACTCCTGCTCCTCCGAGGCACGCGGCGCGATCGCCAGGTGGCGGCGCAGCGTGAGCGCGCCATTCGGATCGCGCAGCCGGGCGACGACGCGCTCGGCCACGGCCGAGGAGTCGAACCCGGCAAGGTCACAGACCAGTGCGAAGTCGGGCGTGCCGATCCATGTCGGGCGCGCGGGGCGACCCCGCCGCTGCGCCTCGAGCACGTCGTCGGTGACAGACATCAGGCAGTGACGCAGGACCTCCTGCCAGAGCATCTGGCAGCGCGAGACATCGGCGCTGTCGGTGCCCGCCCACCAATGCTCCGGCCAGGGCTCGCGCCGTTCGGCGTTAGTGCGCGCCTCGCGGTTCGCAGCCGCGACCTGTGCCTCGATAGCGTCACGAAGCGAGGGACGGACACCCTGCCCGCCCGGTCTGGCCGAGAGCGGTGCCTGGGCAGGGTTTGCCGGAGCCGACCGGCCCCGCGGACCATCCAGCGCGGCAAGATCGGCGAGGATGTCGGTGCCAGCACGGGCGGCCGAGGCCGGCGCGGCCGCTGCGGCGCGCAGCGCGGCCAGGATGTCGATGGTCATCGTGGGATTCCTCCTTCGCGGTGCCAGCGCTGCAGCATGGCCGTCAGCAGCTGGGTGAAGACCGCCATGTGGCTGCGCTGCGAGTAACCGGGCTGGGTCCGGATCCTCGCGGCGTTGGCATTCGTCGTGACCAGATCGAGGCTGTCGAAGAACCCGACCAGCGTACTGAGCCGTACATCTGGCACCGCGATCGCGGCGCTTAGGAGCGGCTTCAACGTTTCGTTGGTCCAGGCCTCGGTGAAGTTCGCGCCGAAGCAGCTCCGCGACAGCGCGGTCAGGGTCCGTGTGACGATCTCGCCATGGCCGGCCTCGACCATCTGGCGGATCGCCGAAACGCTGTAGACCTGCCGGACCTGCCGTCTGTCGCTGCTGGCCTGCACCGTCATCAGCTCGCAGCCGGCGGCACGTACCACGCGGTCGCACTCGACCGCCCAGGTCTCGCCTGCCGCCAGCGCGGCCTTGTAGACTTGGATCGGATGGACCCGTGTCATGTCGCCGTTGATCCCGGCGAAGGCGGCCGCCTGCTCGGCCGGCGCGAGATCGTTGATCGCGCCCGGCACCGCCGTGTGACCGACCAGCGCCGCGGCGTGGGTGCGATGCTGCCCGTCGATCAGCGCCAGGCGCCCATCGTCGAGGGGGGCGGTCATGACCGGCGAGAAGCGCTTCCAGGTGAAGTTCGTCGCGATGCGGAGGATGATCTCCCAGTTCCCCTCGAGGAGCGGCCGCTGGTAGCGATCATCGATCACCAGCCGCGCGATCGGGATCCACACGAGCTCGGGGCGATCCTCGATCGGGATCTCCTCCGGCATCGTCCGGCCACTGACATCGATGGCGCGATAATGGGTCATGCGAAATTCTCTCCGGCTGGCTTGAGCGGTGGCAGCGTGTCGAACCGGGCAATTACACCGGATGCTGTCAGAGCCATGTGGCTCGTGGCCCCGTCCGGTGGCGCGGCCGTTCGACGAGACAGCGTTTGCGATAAGTCGAAATCGCGATTAGCCGTGCCTGGTCGACAGATAGGAGCGGCGATGCGGCCGCTAGTCTGTGAGAGCGGCAGATCGGCGAGAGCGAACGGTTGCTCTCGAAAGGAGAGGGACGCGCCAATGTAGGGAACGGGGGCGCTCATCGGTTTCTCCGGGCAAAACCGCCACAGAGCGAACCAACTTTACAAAGGTTAAGCCCGCCGCTGATTGCGTGATTGGGGCATGCAATGTCAATTCGCTGAACAACCTCTGGGAATATTCCAGCAACTTGGGAGTGCAGTGAGACAACGATGGAGACGAAACCCGTATGGTCGAAGCAGGCCGACGACCTGATCCGCGCTGCGAAAGCGCAAGCTGAAGCCGAAGAGGTATTTGGAGAAGCACTGACCACCATTCTCATCGGCGAAACGGCAGCGTGGCCAATCCTTAGACCTCGGATAATGGAACTCATTGCCGTTCTCGAGACGACCGGAAGCCACGGCGAGGCCCAGGTTCTCCACTCCATTCTGAAGCGAGTGGACAAGAGCCACCGAGTCTGAGCGAAGCGAATGGCGGTCACTACGCCGCCCCCCGTAGCGAACGGACAGCGGCAAGCGCTCGTGCGGCTGCCTCTGCGATATCGATCAACTGCGCCTCGGCTACCGTCAAGCAACCGCCCTGCCCAGCCTCGATCAGCGCTGCACTGCCCTCGCCGCCTTCTTTGATAAGGTCGGCCGCAAGGTTCAGTAGGGCCGAAGGATCGGTGGGCTGATCGTCGGAGCCTTCGGCCTTAATAGCATCGAGGATCCGCTGCGAGCCGGTCAGGTGGTAAATGGCCACGGCGTCAGCGAGTGCCCACTCTCGGGTGCCGTTCATCTTGCGCGAAAACGCGGCGTAATCGACCGTCGCGCCGATGCCGCCCCAGTATTCGGCGATCTCGAGGGCCGCGCAGGCTTGCTTCGGAAAGTGCTTACGCACCGCGCCGCGCATCAGCGTATGAAGGTAAGAGCGGCTATCAGGCATGACATGCAACCTTATTGCTTTGCCGCGTGCTCTTTCTCGCACCACCATAGCGGTATGAGACGGACGCAATGCATTGATGGTAAATGGCCTTGTGCGACTGTGCAGCCGTACGAGAATCCCGCTGGTTGTGGGCGCAGGGCGCAGTTTGGCGATGTCCGGGCGAAAGGGGCATGTACGGGGCTCAGGGCTGCAAGGGAGGGTGGATCAGGCGGTGGTGTTATCGGGTGCGGAGTCGCCCTTCGGACCCGACGGGTTATTGTGCATCAGGTCGCGGATCTTCTCGATTGTGCTTGGGCGGGCCTCTCCGCCCGCGCGGATGCGCGACACAAAACCCGGATCACAGACGAAGCACCGACCGAAGGTGGACGGCTTCGTGCCGGTCCGCCGCAGGTAGGCTTCTATCTCGCTTCTGAACTGCTGCATCATCATGAGCACCATGATGTAGGTTTTATCCTACCATGACAAGAGGATTTAACCTATTTGCCCCCAGATGCTGCGTGTAGGAAATTACCTACATGGATACAGGTGACATGATCGCGCAGAGGATTGAGGCATTGATCGCTGAGCGCGGGATGAACAACCGAGCTGTGGCGATATCTGCCGGCATGAGCGCCACGGGCGTCCGAGACATCATCACACGAAAGACGAAGAACCCGACCTTTGCGAATCTTGTAAAGATCGCGGACGTCCTTGGGGTCTCCGTACATGAGATCGTAGGCGACCCTCCCAGTCTCCGCACCATCGCCATAGCCGGCAAAGTCGGCGCCGGCGCGCAAGTCCCAGTGTTCGACGCCTACGGCAAGGAAGGTGACGGCCCCCAGGTAGAGGCGCCGCCAGGCCTGCCGATCTCAGGCATCGTCGCGGTCGAGGTCGAGGGCGACTCCATGGAGCCGATCTACAGCGCGGGGGATCTGCTGTTCTACACGCGGGCTGTCGCCGAGGGCGTGCCCACCGAAGCCGTCGGCCGCCGCTGCGTCTGCGAGTGCGAGAAGGGCCTGGGTTGGGTCAAGCAGGTGAAGCTCGGCAGCGAGCCGGGCCTTTTCAACCTAATCTCGCTGAACCCCGGCGCCGAGAACCAGCATGATGTACGGCTAAAGTGGGCCGCGCCAGTTCGGTTGCATTGGCCTGCGGATCTCGCGCGGAAAATCGGATGAGCGTGCCCCCCGATGTCCATACGTGGCGCCACAGAAAGCCACACACTGCTGCCTCCGGTATCATCTATGCATGAGGAGCCCGTCGACACCCCCTCCGTCCCCCCTGCCACGGCACTAGATGTCGTCGCCTGCATAGTCGAGACCTTGAGCTTGTCGGTCAACGAGAGGCTCAATGCGGCTCAGGCTTTGGAAGCAAAGGCCAGGGAGCTCGGCGCCGATCCCGAGTTCGTGCGCTTGGCTATCGCGACGGCTAAGCAGCTGAGGAACTTCGGCAAGTGACCTGGCGCCCCACTCAACCATGGCGGATAATGATCCTGATCGCCGCGCTCGTGCTGGCCGCGACGCCGGCCGTGGTCGGCATCACGCTGTGGGATAACTGGCCGTTCTATCACATCTTCCCGATAGTGCTGATCGTAATGGGGCCGGTCTTCGTGCTGAGCCTGTTCGTGGCGCTGACGCCGGTGCTTCAGGGGTGGTGGTTACAGAAGCGGCGGACACGCGGCGGTGACAGGTCTCATGGAGAGCAGGAGGACGAGTGATGGAGGCGTGGGGTCATAGAAAGCTGTGGAGGAACCATAGCGCTTAACCTGTGCGTAGATTGCCGAGAGGCAGTCGATGCTTGGCTTCTGATCAACAACCGGTGCGCCAAGTGCCGCCCGGCGTACGAGCAACGCTTGAACGCATTGGGGCCGGACAGATCGGCGAACAGGGTAGCCCCACCTCCGCCGGCCCCGCCCCTGATGATCACGACCGAAACCCATATCGACCTTCCGATCGAGGAGCGTCTCGGCATCGTCAGTGCTGAGTGCGTTTTGGGCGTGAGCGTCTTCCGAGATCTTGCTGGCCTAGTACGCAACGCGACCGGCGGCCGGGTAGTCTCTTCGCAGAACTCTTTCCGGGAAGCTCGGACGACCGCCCTCAATGAGATGAAGCAAGAGGCAGGCCGGCTCGGAGCGGATGCCGTCATCGCTGTCGATCTGGACTACAGCGAGATCAGCGGTGGGCATAAGTCGATGCTCCTAGTCGCAGCGACAGGCACTGCCGTGAAGCTGGCAAAGCCCGAGCGGCAGTGAACTCAGACGGGCTTCTGCCGGCGCTGGCGAACTGGTTGCCAATCGTCATCTCGAGCGCTGCTCTTGCCGTTTCATGGCTGGCTTATCGCCGAACGCTGCCACCCAAGTGGCCGAGGGTCTGGGTCGAATTGCAGGGTCGCGGTGCGGCCGGGGCTACCGTAATAGTGAGGGTCGAAAACCATACCGATCATTCCGTTAGGATAGTGGCGATTCAAGCCGATAAGGGCCGCAGACAGGTCTCGGCCAAGATGCTGTCGAAAGTAGACAAGTCGGTATATCCGCCGAAATTGGGCCGCCAGCCCGACGACTTCTCCTCAGTTCTCTCGCTTGATCTGATCGGGCATCCGAAGTCACCAACCTCGATCGCCTCGGTAATTGAGGTACCGGTGGTTATCCGACTTCCCGAGGCTGAACGCGCAAGCAGCGTTCTCATCAGCGTCTCGATGGAGGCCTTGCGGTCCGCAATCGAAAGCACCACAACCGAGATCCCCGTACCTATTCCTGCGATGTAGATGCTGAGCAGCTGAAACACTTCCAGCATCACCCCTCCTCGCCCGCCCCCGCGCGGGCTTTTTCGTGCGCCACCGCCCGCCGCTGGCAGGGGTGTAAAGCACGGCAAGAAGCCGGAACGTAGGTTTTTTCCTATTGTTGGATTGAAGTAGGATTTAACCTACATTAGTCTCCCCCTATAAGCCGCACCTCGCGGCGCAGAGGAGAGACCGCAGATGCCCCTCGACCTACACAACCGAGCAACTCGCCTGGTTCATGCGCTAGACCGTATGACCCCTGAAGACCGCACTGAGGCCATCGCCAACGAAATCATCGAGACCGGCGGTAGCTGGCAGCCGCCCTCCGACGACGGCCGCTCCTGCTTCACCATCGCCCTTCACGGCATCGAAGTGTTCGGCTTCGACGCTGCTCATGCCGCGATGAACTGGCACATCAACGCGCGCAGCGCGATCGGCGGCTGGGCCGAGCCGGACCATGACCCCACCCTGCGGCGCGCTCAACTCGAATGGGCGCAGGTTGCCCTGTTCCTCGACCCTGAGGATCTGCGCCGCAAGGCGGCCGTAATCGCTGCACTCTGGTCCGGCAACCAGATGGTCCGCAATGCGGCGCGCCAGTATCTCGGAACACCCGAGGCCGCGGCATGACCCAGCCCGCCCGCATCCCCCGCGCCACGCCCGCCGCACCGATCGTACACGGCTTTCCGCTCGCCAACGTCAACCGGCCGCCGGCACCGGGCCAGCCGGAAGCGGATTCGCTGCCCTGCCGGATCATGTCCTTGATCGCGAACGGGGTGACGATCATCGCCGTCGTGCTGGTCTTGATCTTCGCCGCCTCGCTGCTCGCGGACCTGCCGGCGCTCATGATGCGCGAGATCGCGCTATGAGGGTCGTGGTTGCCACGTCAGGGTCGAGGCTCCTCCAGGCTGCGAAAAGCGTGCCAGTGGCGGAAGGTCCGCTGGCGCCAGCAGAGGGCTACCCGGTCGAAGTCGTCGCCGTAGATGTTCCGCCCCGCCCGGTTGTGCGCGACCGCGTTCACGGCGCACATCGCTGGAGGCTCATCGGCATAAATCAGGGTGGCCTCGGCCATGATCGCATGAGGGGCACGGCCGCGCTCGATCTCCGCCATCAGCCAAAAGAAGCGGCGCTTGAGCACGGCGTGAGCTTGCATGCGCCCGCCCATGTCCCAGACGAGCGCGATGCCGGACAGGACGGCAATCATCGCGCCAGCGATCTGGCCGAAGATCTCATGGTCGGCGCCGAATGCGGCCACGGCGCTACTGCCGAGCAGCAGCACGATGAAGGTGATCATCCGGCTGTAGCGCCCGTACCAGTCCTCCCGGTCCTCGTGATAGAGCGCACTTCGCAGCAGTTCGAAGCGCTGCAGATCTACCGTGGCCGAGGCGGCTTGATGCCCGGCGGCATCCCCGTCGGCTTCGACGGCGCGGGCGGGGCTACGGGTGTCGTGGGTCTCGCGCATCTGCTCTCTCTCATTCTGAACATGCCTCCTGTCGGCTTTCGTGGGCTAGGGGGTGTGGCAGGTCGCGCGTTTGCGGCGCGCGGCCTGCACCTGACGTTAGTTGCGGCGGAGTCGTGCTACAACTGTGACTTGAGCGGGGAGCTGGTCGATGTCTGAGCCCTGCCGCTGTCTGCCGTGCCTATGCGCCGATGAAGTTGCCCGCCTCGAGAGCGGCATCGAGCTGGCGCTCGGCACCCTGCAATCCGGCCGCGCCGCGGATGCCGAGACGATCCTTGCCGATCTGGTCGACGGAACCGACCCGAAAGTCGAAGCCGTCCGCGACGCGCTGCGCCGCCGCCTCATCGAGCAGTGGCATCAGACTTATGGCCCACGACAACCCTTCCTCGAATGGGCGCATGCCCGCCGGGGCGCGGCATGA